GCTCGTATGTACATTAAACTGTGTGAACGCTATGCTACTCGCGGCAACGTTCGCGGCTATACCTACAACGATGAAATGAAGGGACAAGCCATTTTACAGCTAACACAGATTGGTTTACAGTTTGATGAGAGTAAATCAGATAACCCGTTTGCTTACTTTACTGCTGCCGTTACCAACAGCTTTGTTCGTATTATTAACTTGGAAAAACGAAATCAAAACATTCGCGACGACTTGTTAGAAATAAACGGAATGAATCCTAGCTACACTAGAACCGGTGCCGGAGATCATGCACACGCTATGAAACGTTTTGAAGCAAATGAGGATTGACCTTTTGCTAAAAAACCTTTATACTATAGCATTGGAGACAGATATTGAGTAATTTATTTAAAAAAGTAGCCTGCTTTACGGATATTCACTTTGGATTAAAATCAAATAGTAGTGTCCACAATCAAGACTGTGACGAGTTTGTAGATTGGTATATTGCCAAAGCAAAGGAGGAAGGATGTGATACAGGTATCTTTATGGGTGATTGGCATCATAACCGCAATAGCCTTAATATCACTACAATGGATTATAGCTTGCGGGCCCTGGAAAAGTTGGGGCAGGCGTTTGATCAGTTCTATTTCTTTCCTGGTAACCATGATCTTTATTACAAAGACAAACGGGACATACACTCTGTGGAGTTTGGAAAATATATTCCTGGTATTACTATTGTACACGAGCCTACTACTATTGGAAATGTTACCCTATGTCCGTGGCTCGTTGGGGATGAGTGGAAGGCTGTAGGCAAGAAAGGTAGCAAGTATATATTTGGACACTTTGAATTGCCTAGCTTCTTTATGAATGCCATGATTCAGATGCCGGATCACGGTGAGATTCAACTTGATCAGTTTAGCGAATACGAACTAGGATTTAGCGGACATTTTCACAAGCGACAAGAACGACAGAATATGCACTACATTGGTAATGCATTTCCTCATAACTATGCTGATGCATGGGACGACGCTCGCGGTATGATGACTTTGGAATGGGGCGGTAAGCCAGTTTATCACAACTGGGACAACTGTCCCAAGTTTAGAACTATCAAACTGAGTCAGTTAATCGACGAAGCAGATACATTGCTAAAGTCTAAAATGCATCTGCGGGTGTCGTTAGATATTGATATTAGTTATGAAGAAGCCAGCTTTATTAAAGAAAAGTTTGTTCAAGATTACGATATTAGAGAACTTACACTGATTCCCGAAAAGAAGGATGTTGAAATTAATACCAGCATAGATATTCAGACATTTGAAAGCGTTGATCAGATTGTAACCAATCAGTTGATCAATATTCAAAGTGACAACTATGACACTAAAGTACTGCTGAGTATCTATAACAATCTATGATTAAAATAAAAGAACTAACAGTAAAAAACTTCATGAGCGTGGGCAATCAAACCCAGGCAATAAACTTCCAACGAGAACAACTGACTTTGGTTCTAGGTGAAAACTTAGATCAAGGCGGTGATGATAATGGCTCTCGTAACGGTACGGGCAAAACAACCATTGTCAATGCACTTAGCTTTGCCCTGTATGGCACAGCACTGACTAACATTAAAAAAGACAACTTGATTAACAAGATCAACGGCAAAGGCATGTTGGTTACGTTGGGCTTTGATAAAGATGGTGTTAGCTATCGTATCGAAAGAGGACGTAAGCCTGCTGTAATGAAGTTTTTTGTAAACAATCAAGAAAAAGCAGTAGCTGATGCCGACGATAGTCAAGGCGATATGCGTGAAACGCAAAAGGATATTGACGAATTGTTGGGCATGAGTCATGATATGTTCAAACACATTCTTGCACTTAACACCTACACAGAGCCGTTTCTCAGCATGAAGGCAAATGAGCAACGAGAAATCATTGAGCAGTTGTTGGGCATTACTCTGCTGAGTGAAAAATCAGAAGCATTAAAGGAACAGATACGGTTAACTAAAGACGGTATCTACCAAGAGAACGCTGATATTGAAGCTGCTAAAAAATCCAATGAGAAGATACAACAAAGTATTGACACATTAATCACTAGACAAAACGCATGGCACACTCAACAAAAACTAGACTGCGAAAAGATTGCAGGCAGCATCATTGAGTTACAAAGTGTAGATATTGAAAAAGAACTTACACAGCATGCCAAGTTAAAAAGTTATGATGAGCTGAGTGCTAGGATTAAAAGTCTTAACAAAGAAAAAGCCACATTAGAAACTGCATTAATACAGGCAGATAGGTCAGTTACCAAATACACTAATGAGGTAACTCAGTTAAAAAATAAAACCTGCCCTAGTTGTGAGCAGGGATTGCATACTCACAAACACGAAGAAATGAGCGGCGTTGCTGAGAAAAACTTGCAAGATGCAGAAACATATTTGCAAACTATTAGCGAAAGTTATACTGCTGTAGTTGGTGAGTTAGAAGGCATTGGCGACATTAACGGCAAGCCCAAGACTTACTACGACACAGTTGAAGAAGCACTGAAGCATCAAAATAATCTTACTAGTTTAGAAAGTGGACTATCAGTTAGGCAACAAGAAGTTGATCCGTACCAAGAACAAATTGACGATCTAAACAATACTGCGATGCAGGACATCTCTTGGGATAATATCAATGCGCTGAACTCTTTGAAAGACCATCAAGAGTTTCTGTTGAAGTTGTTAACCAGCAAAGATTCGTTTATTCGTAAAAAGATTATTGATCAAAACTTGGCTTACCTAAACAACAGGCTGACATTCTATCTTGACAAGATGGGATTACCTCACACTGTTGTATTCCAAAACGATTTGACTGTTGAGATTACTCAGCTGGGTCAAGACTTAGATTTTGATAACTTGAGTCGAGGTGAACGCAATCGTTTGATTTTAGGATTGAGTTGGAGCTTCCGTGATGTGTGGGAAAGTTTATATCAACAGATTAACCTGCTGTTTATTGACGAGTTGATTGACAACGGCTTAGATGCTGCCGGTGTTGAGAACGCATTGAGCGTTCTCAAGAAGATGGCACGTGAGCGCAACAAGAATATCTATTTGATCTCACATAAAGATGAACTAATCGGCCGTGTTAACAATGTATTAAAAGTTATTAAAGAAAACGGCTTTACCAGTTACTCAAACGATCTCGACATAGTTGAATGACAAAGACCGCACACGAAGAACTACTGGCACTGTTTCGTGACTACTTTAGATTAAACCAAGAATGGGAATCTAAAGAAACTCACGCTTCCGGTATGCGTGTGCGGAAAGCATTAAGTGAAATGAGAAGACTAGCAAGTCAAAGAAGAGAAGAAATACAGGCAGTAAGGGTGACTAAACCAAAAGTTAAATCGCCCGCATACAGAAAATCAAATCCCAAGGCAACCGACACATAATATGCTAACTACTGCATGTCATGGTATTATCAAAACGCAGTAGTAGAAACCTTACCCGAAGAGTGTATTGGCTTCGTCTACTGTATCACAAATAGCATCACTGGTCGAAAATATATAGGCAAAAAACTAGCAAAATTTAGTAAAACAACTTATAAAACAGTAACACTCAAAAACGGCACAAAGAAGAAAAAGAAGATTCGTTCTAAAATTGATTCTGACTGGCTTGAATACTATGGCTCAAGCGACCACTTATTAAAAGATATAGAAACATTAGGCACAGATAAGTTCCACAGAGAAATACTTTACTACTGTACTTCAAAGGCGGAATGCTCATACATTGAGGCAAGAGAACAATTTACTCGTAAGGTTTTAGAATCAGACGACTATTACAACGGACACATAGCTGTTCGCGTACACGGTTCTCACATCAAAGGCAAGCAACTAAACGGATAAAAGCTAGCGCAGGCCAATATCGTGCGCTCGGAAACCTGGATCTCGGATCTCAGGGATGAAAGTCTCTTGCCGTTAAGAGCACTCAGCAACTATCCTTGACAGGACGATGATCAGATATGCCTACATACAACTGATTTTGCTGTTTAAGACAAATTAAAAAGGCTAAAAGAAGGGAGAAATACCCTACGTGTGTACGTATGTTAGCGTATATTTGCACACCGCCGCCAAAAGACAACATGATTAGGTACAGGATGACCGCCTAAGCTAGCTAAATGCTTGTAGTGTTAACGCTAAGTGAACTGCTCAACTCAGATAATGTTCATTGCCTTAGCCCACTAGGGCTAAGTGTGACTACACAATCTAGATAATATTTACAGTGCTTCGCACTTAATAATGCCTTTATGAAAGAAAACTAGTTCGAGCGATAGCGAAGAACAGTTGAACGTAGTTCAACTTTAAATAAATAGATTACTATGAAAGTTAATGAAATCATCAATGAAGGCCCTATCATAACTAAAGGATTAGATCTCTTAGACAAAGGAGTAGATGCCTATAAAAATTACGAGAAAAAACGAGCTGCTGATGCAGCAAAAAAAGCACGTGATAAAACTATGACAAACTGGCATGGCGGCAGAATTGACATTACTAAACTGTCTCGTAAAGAACGTAACGATCTCATTAAGAAACGTGCGGAAGCAGGAACCAAAGCACGAGAAGCAGTAGCTGCTTATTCTTCAATGGATAAAGCCATGACCTATGGCATAAACGCATTAGGACTAGCTGCTGCTACTATTGAGTTCTATACTACTAGCAAACAAGTTGAAGAAGAATACAAACTCTATTCTAGTAATAGAGAAGAGTCAATGTATTCAGCTGCTGAAACTGAGCGCGATGCTTACCGTTACTTTCAAAGTGATTTAAAGTTAGCAACTGGTACATTTATAGCATCAGTTGCGTTGGTGTTTACTAAAATGCCAGCTGCAAAACTACTTGAGTTGCTAACTGGTAAGTGGGGCATGGCCTTGGCTGCATTGGTTGGTGCTGCTGTAGGTGTGGGTGTAGGAACGGCCAGCGGAGCAGATGATGCAGCAGAGCGTGGTGCTGGGGCAGCATTAGGAACTGGAGCAGCACTAGCCGGCATGGCTTTTATTCGAAAAAAGTTTATTCCTTTATTAAGCGGCAAAAAAATAGATGCCGTTACTAAAGGTATTGTTCTCGGTTTCTTAAATAGTGATTCTGGACACAAATGGCTTGAAAACTCAGTAGTTGGCAGTGCAGTAGAAGTTATAGGTGGAGCATTTAAACCTTACCTAGATGCTGCTGCCGAAGCCCTAAAATCATATCCTCGTTGGGCTCCGTTTGCAGAGCCAGTACGTGCTGCTGGCAATGTGTTAAGTCCAGCTGCTGGAACTAAACCACCTGAAAAAACTCCAGCTGAGATTGCAAAAGACAAACAAGATGCTGCCGATAATAAAGCCAACTCCGGTATACCTTACAGTTTACAATCCTGGACTGAAAATGGTGTTACATTCGTTGGTGGAAAAGAAGTAACTGATGCAAAAGGTAAACTATTACCTGGATTAAAAGCTCTAATGGATAGAACTGCTACAACAGCTAGACAGTTAAATGTTCCAAATCCGTTTGACAAGATTGCCAAGCCGGCAAACTATAGTCCTACAGCCTATTAAATAATAGCGATTCTACTGTTCTTAGTAGTTTCGATATTTTCTTTAATCAACTCACCCATAATCTGCCGATCTTCTGCAGAATATACATGAAACAAATCTTCGCTTGATACCCCGCCTCGCATATACCAACTGATACGAAATATTTCGTCTTTGATATTTTTAGTATGCAACTCTAACCGTTTAAGATAATGCTCAATGTCAGAGTTAGACATGGACATCAAGCTCTTACGAAAAAATTTGATTGATCCATGGTAACGATTAACGAATCTTCAGTACTGCATTCGTTACATTTAACATCTTGCTTGGGCATTGCCCATTTGTCTTTGTTCTTTTCTAACTGTGCTTTAATCAGACTGTATTCATTTACGTTGATATTGCGAAGCCATTCGATGATAAATGCTTGGTCTGTTACCACCTCACCATCCGGAGTTCGAATAGATTCAATACTGGCTGTAATAATTTTAACCTGTATATCTGCTAAGTTGTCGTAAATCTGCTCTACGTACTGCTTACGAACTGATTCTTCAATGTCAGTGTCCCCTAACTGTGCCAACATTTTCTGTAATTTGAAGTTCTCAACGTTGAATTCTGTTAGCTGCTGATAGCTTAACGGCTTTATTTCAATAGCTAAATCGCCGACTTCTACTTGATTGTCAAAAGTTAAAGTGCTATAGTGATCAATAACAGTACGTAAATCTACATCGAAATCATTCTCTGTGCCGCAGTTTTTGCAAGTATGAGTGATAGTCATATGCTCACCAAATGTGGCCATCCTAATCGAAACCAGCAGTGTGTCTATATCTAAGCTGGGAATATGTTTAGCATCTTTAATATACGGACAGCAACTTTCAATAACTCTCGTTGTTGCTTCTCCGTTAAACAATGCATCGGGTGTTTTCATTATGATCTCATCCATACCGGTCATAGCAAACACGGGAAGATTATTCGAGTCGCCCTGAATATCTCCGGGATTGTAGTACAGCCCTTTACTAGGCAGCGAAATAAAGATTTTTGGCTGGCGATAGAACTTCTGTAGAGGATTATTTGACATGTTTTGGTCTCGATAAATATATGATAATAGTATTTATATACGCATTTTTCTAGGAAAAATAAATGTCAGAACGCGATGCCGAAATCCTCAGAGAGCTGAAAAAGATGAACAAGGGTGGTAACTCCACCCCCATTGAGACTACTAGTCTTACTAGTGCATTAAAAGATGCCGGCGGCGTAGTTAGCAAAATTGCCAGCGGCATATTATCAGGCGGCGAGCAACTGTTAGGTACGTTTCAAGATGTAAGTAAATCAGGTGCTAGTTTCAGCACAGACATACTGGGCATGGGCAAAGCTGCTTTTGAAAGTAGACTAAGTTTAGCTGAGTTTGCAGACGTTATAAAAACTAACTCTACTACTTTAGCCGGCATGGGCGGCAACGTAACTAGAGGTGCAGAAGCATTTGCTAAACTAAGCAAAACATTCTTTGACGATAAGAGTTCGTCATCACTACGTGACCTAGGCTATACTAGTAAAGAATTAAATGAAGTGTTGGCCTTGAGTGTAGGCATGCAAAAGTCTGGATACAAAGACACTGAACTAGGTCGTAAAGCATCGGTTACCGCCGCGCAAAACTTAGCATACGAAATGGATGCTGTTGCTAAACTCACAGGTAAAAGCCGAGAACAGCAAGCAGAAGAACTAAAGAAAGGACAAGCAGACGGCCGTATTGAAGCTAAAATGCGATTGATGGCGCAGGGAAAAAGCGAAGAAGAAATCGCTAAAATGAAAGAAGAATACCAGTTAGGGCTTTTGCAAGCGCAGAAGAACGGTACTGAACAGATGTACAAAGAGTTCTTTGCCACAGGAACTTATAATACTAAACAGGCAGCTACACAATCTGCATTGATGGGCGATCAGAGTCGTGCCATGGAAGATCAAATCAAAGCAATGCAAAGCGGTGACTTTACTAAAGCTAGTGAAGCTAGAAGTAAAGTTGACGCAGAGTCGATGAAGAATGCTAACGATAGAACATTGTTAAACTTGGCTACGTTTGGCGATTCGATTGGGTCAGCTGGATCAATCTCGAAAGGTATGGTTGAAACTACTGACACAATGTACCACAGTGTTAAGAAAGTTGCAGATGCAAATGGTATATTGTTAAACACTCAACAGAGCTATGCTGCCGCGCTGAAGTTAGCACTTGATGATGTAAAAGCTGCACAGACTGGACTTAAAAAAGGTGCAGACGGCAAATACGAAGATGTGGGCAAGACAGGTCGTGCAATGGTTACGACACAACAAGCTAAACAAGATGCCTTGGCAGCAGCAGCTAGTGTAGGAGAAGCCGCTGCTAAATCTAAATCAAACGAAGACGGCCTAGGAGCCATGTCTGACAAGTATCGACGAACGTTACCATTTCAAGACTTAGAGAAAAAAGGATTAGCTGGCTTAAAACCTGTAGAAGAAACAACGCCCGAAGGCAGACAAAAATCATCAGCACAACTGCGCGAAGAACGCGGCGGCGTCACAGGAGCAGCTACTAAGGCTGTTGCAGATCTTGGCTCGCTGATTATTGAAACTGCAAAGAATATCTACATTGGTGGCGACAAGATTCCCGGTAAGTCAACTGGCTCGTTAGGTACTACTGGTAAGATTATTGAAGACTTCGGAGCCGGCACATTAACTATGTTGCACGGTAAAGAAGGTGTTATCACAGAAGATCAAATGGCAAATCTTGCCAAAGGAATCCAAGGCGAAGGTGCTAGTACTGCTATCGGAGCACTTAAAAGCGCCTTGCCTAAATCGGACGACAATAAGCGTGGAGATCCTACCGGAGGAATGGATGGATTTGATTTAGGTGGTATGATTGGAAAACTTCCACCACCGGACTTGGAAACCAAAGACGACAAGTTTAAAACAATATACGACTCGATGAAAGGTATGGCTCCGCCAGGCGGAAATCCTACCGGGGGAATGAATAAATTTGATTTAAGTACTATTTCTAAAGACATCAGCACTTCTATTAGCACAACTAGTGGCGGCGGCAGTACTACAACTCAACGAACACAGTCGGATACTAGTAAAACTGCTGAAACAGAAATGGAAACACTGCGTAAACAGTACGAAAACGACTGGGCTGAACGTAAGAAAGTATTAACTGATGGTATGTCTGTAGAAGATCGTAAGTTTTCAAAAGTTCAAGCAGTTATGAAAGCTGACGAAGTTGCAGTAAAAATTAAAGAAGAGTATCAGGCTAAACGAGCTGAAATACAAAAGAAGATCGACGATGGCATCTCTTGGGAAACTAGTAAAAAAGAAGAACAAGTTGAAACTACTAAAACATTAGTAGCCGAAGAAATGGCGATTGTTAAACTGTCTAATGCAACTCTATTAGAAGAAACTAAGGAACAAGCAGAACAGCAGTTAGCAGCCAAACAAGACGAAACTGACTCATTGGCAGATTATTATGACGACATGGACAGCACTTTACAGAAGTTTGCTGACAATGCATCGGCTGCTACTGAAAAGTTCGACATGGGCGAGTTTGCAGGTGTAGATGAAGCAGTAGCCAAAGAGGCTAGTAGTAACACACCGTCAGCATCTGGAATCAATCTTGACATGTTTAGTATGCCAGGAATGGGCGGCAGCATAAAAGCACAGGCTGCAACTATTCCAAAAGCAGTTAATAAAACAGCTAGTCCTGGTAAGAAAATAAATCCAGAAACTGGAGAAGAATACACTCCAGTAGATGCTAAGCCAGCAGCAGCAACACCTGCCGCCGAACCGCAAGGAAAAGCTGCCACCATGAATGATGTCGTTAAGCAGTTACAATCGTTAAATATGTTAATGGGACAACTTCTGTCTAAAACAGATGATCTCGGCACAAAGCAGATTAAAGCTACAAAATCTTCTAGTGCAAACTTGTATAAGGCATAATAATGAGTTGGAAAAAGTATTTCACACCAGTTAATGTAAACAATGCGCCCAGCGCATCTGGCAGCGTCTCTACTATTAATACTGGCATGGGGCCTGCTAAAAAGAATTACAGCAGCTTCTTACCAGACGTATACACAGGCGCACCTAATCGTATTGAACGTTACATGCAGTACGACACTATGGATATGGACAGTGAAGTTAATGCTGCCTTAGATATTATTGCAGAGTTTTGCAGCCAAAAGAATAGAGAAAATCAAACACCGTTTCACTTGTATTTTAAAAGTAAAGCTACTAACAGTGAAATAAGTATCCTTAGAGAATATCTACAACAATGGTCAAAGTTACAAAAATTTGAAACTAGAATCTTTCGTATTGTACGTAACGTATTCAAATACGGTGATGCGTTCTTTGTTCGAGATCCTGAAAATAAAAAATGGATGCACATTGATCCAGCAAAGATTGTCAAGATTATTGTTAACGAAAGTGAAGGTAAAGAACCTGAGCAATATGTTATCCGTGACTTGAATCCTAACCTAGTAGATTTATCAGTAACACAGATTCAACCCAGCAACCTCAACGCTAACAGCAGAGGTACTAACTTTGCAGGACCTAACGCAGGTGCAATGCGAGGAGGATCTGGAACTTACCCAGCAGGCGGATCAACTGGCACTAGATTCGATACACAGCAAAACGAGTTGGCAATAGATGCTGAACATGTTATTCATCTAAGTCTCAGCGAAGGACTTGACAACAACTATCCGTTTGGTAACAGTTTGTTAGAAAATATTTTTAAAGTGTTCAAACAAAAAGAACTGCTTGAAGATGCTATTCTAATCTATCGTATACAACGAGCTCCAGAAAGACGTATTTTCTACATTGACGTAGGTAATATGCCCAGTCACTTGGCCATGGGCTTTGTTGAAAGGGTGAAAAATGAAATACACCAAAGAAGAATTCCAAGTAGTACTGGCGGTGGCGCTAACGTTATTGATAGTGCGTACAACCCGTTAAGTATCAACGAAGATTACTTCTTCCCAACCACCGCTGAAGGACGAGGAAGCAAAGTTGAAACACTACCTGGCGGTACTAACCTAGGTGAAATTGACGACTTAAAGTACTTTACTAACAAGTTATTCCGCGGTTTAAGAATCCCAAGTAGTTATCTGCCAACAGGTGCAGATGATAGCCAAGCATCATATAATGACGGTCGCGTTGGCACAGCATACATTCAAGAACTGCGTTTTAACAACTACTGTATGCGTTTACAGAGTTTAATGCAAGACGAGTTTGATACAGAATTTAAACTATATCTATACGAACGAGGCGTCAACATTGACTCAAGTTTGTTTGAGTTACAGTTCCAACCACCGCAAAACTTTGCAACTTATCGTCAAGCTGAACTAGATAATCAACGTATTAATACATACGGAACTATCAGTCAGCAAGTTTATATCTCTAAACGTTTTGCATTGAAGCGTTACTTAGGATTAAGCGAAGAAGAGATTGCAGAAAATGAACGTTTATGGGCAGAAGAAAACGGCAAGAGTAATCCTGCTGTAACAGACAGCTCGGGTGAACTGCGAGGTGTAGGAGTAAGTCAAGCGGGTATTGAAGCTGATGCTACTGACATGGCTGATGCAGATGCACCTCCCGATATGGCTGCTGATCCAGGTGCTGAAGCTGCTGCACCTGTACCTGGTGTAGGCGCTGCACCTACAACACCACCACCAGTCGCATAAATAACATTATGATCTTAAGAGAACTGTTCTATATGGACCAGGATATGAAAGCTGGTGCAAACGACTTGCGTTACAACCCAGGCCGCGACTCAACATCTATGCAAAAGAAAGACACGAGAAAGACACGTCTGTCTCTTAAACAGATTAACGAGCTACGGAAATCATCTGAACAACATATTCTAGAACAAGAAAAAGAACTAGAGTTTGTGGAACAAATGTACAAAACTCCCGCGGCTCCACCAGCATAACAACAAAATCAGCTAAAACGAGGCTATATCTAGGTGTATTTTACAGTTTGATGTAAATATACATGACAGCCTCGCACACTATATATAGGAGACAAACATGACTGATCGATCAAAGTTCGAGCAGATGCTCGAGTATTTAATTTCTGATGAACAAGATAAAGCCAAGGAGCTTTTCCATCAGTTGGTAGTAGAAAAATCTCGTGAAATCTACGAAGAAATTTTAGCAGAAGACTTTAATGAAGCTAAAGAG